CTAACACAAGCCACTGTAAACATTCACTTTGATCTTAACAAATTTTATCAAATCACAGAAACAAAACCACCATCAGATTACCTTGAATTTCCGTATTTACTTGATCTATTAAAAGACCAAAATATGTATCTAATGACTTATGTTGATGAAGAAGATAAGACATCTTTTGTTAACGAATTTAACTATAATCTTGAAAATGAATTAAAGAAAATTTATAATACATTACCAAACCAAATGGTTTACACAAAGTTTCAAAATATACCAGATGACTATAAAAGTGATAACGATAGGATGACTCCACATTTTTACCAAAAATGGAAAGAGGAACTTGAACCGATTGACTTGAGGGTTGGATACTATATCCCAACGGTTGATATTGAGAAATTAAAAATAACAAGATAATTATTTAATTATGAGCAGAAAATTAATCATTACTGAAGAAGAAAAAAAACAAATAAGACGGTCTTATGGTTTAAATGAAAGTTTACCAGAATTAGACGCGTTTCCAATTGCTGGCGGAAGGTATAATATTGGTTATGATAAAAACTGGGATGATTTTAGTAATCCAGGTGGTACCGCAAATTCAGACTTTTCTAAAAAACCAACATACGCTGGTGCTGGAGGACATTTAAAAGGACATATTGGTGTTGATATTTTTGGGCCAAGAGGTGTTGCTATTTTGGCTCCCGTTGACGGAAAAGTTAAATTTGGTGGTAATGGGTTAACAGTTATTATAGAAGACCCAGAAACCGGTTATTCACATTGGTTAGGGCATTTAGATTCTAGAACAGTAAAAGAAGGTGACTTTGTAACTGCGGGTGAAAAGGTTGGCACTTTAGGTGATTCCGGAAACGCAAAAGGAACGGCACCACATTTGCATTATAATATTTATAAAACAAATTCTGGATTCTATTCCGGTGAAGACCCAACTAATGTTTTAAAAGGTTCTATGGATAAAAAAGGTGAAAAATTAAAAGATAAAGACCTTGACTCTATGGGTGAAAAATTTAAAAAGGCTTTTAAAAAATTATTTAGCGATGAAGAAAAAAATGAAAAAGGTGAGATTAGTGTTAAAGATGAAGAAGATTTGTGGGACAAAATGAAAAAAGCAGGAAGTACTTTTTTTGGTAAAATAGGAAACTTTTTTAATTAATATAATTATGAAAAAATACATCTTAACAGAAGAACAAATAATAAAGGCCTTAGCTAAACCCGGAATCAAAAAAGGAATTGGTCTAAAAATTAATGAGGGTGATTCTTTTTATTATAAATCAATTGTAAAAGAATTTGACAATGATACCGACTTTGAGGAGTGGCAAGAAAATTTACCTAAAGATCAAAAAGTAATTGGTGTTATTGACATTGAAGAGGGTGCAATAACAGAATCTGTAAGTAAGGAAGAATTAAAGAGATTAAGACGAGTTCAAGAAGTAAGAGATATTATTGAGTATCAAATGGAAATCCAGGATCCTGTCAATTTTGATGATGGTGAAGAATATGCGGATTTTTGTATCGGAGAAGGAATGAGATTTTTCTATGGTGATGAAAATTACGAAAGAGAAGATGATCTTTTTGCTGATGAAGCCGAAGATTATATGAGGGGTGAGATTGAAGAAATGATGTATAAGGAATATTACGATGACCTAGTTGAGTTTTGGGAAGAGTCAAGCGAAGATACCGAATATTAAATTATGAAAATATTAATTACAGAATCACAATTAAAATTAATCACAGAAGCTTCTTTGGCTTATGATGAAGAATTTAAAAAACTTGTAAGGGGTTGGGAAGGAAAAGTCATTGACCCAACAACAAAAAACCATATAACTTATGACGATGAAACAATGAAACCGGTTAAATCATCAAAACAAGTTAGAGGTACAATGACAATTGGTTATGGAACAACAAAAGACGTGTACCCAAATATGAAACCAGGTCAAACAATTACTGAACCGCAGGCAAATGAATTACTTGCTAAAGGGATTACAATGAAAGAAGATGAGGTAAGAAGATTAATACCAAATTATAACAAATACCCAAGATATGTAAAAGCGGCATTGCTAAATTCAAAATATAGAGGTGATCTAGGACCAGACACAATTAAATTAATAAATCAAGGTAAATGGAATTCTGTATCTACAGAATATTTAAACCATCCTAATTATACAAATCCGGGTAAATTTCCTGGTGTTGTTGCCAGAATGAAATCAAATGGTGATGCATTTGATAGATACGCCAGAGAATTAAAAAGTTCACCAAAACAACAAACAAAAACCCAAAACGATTTTAATGACCCAATACTTTTGTCACTAGAATCAAAACTTAAAATGTCAACATCAATGAAGGTTCATAGATTTAAAACAAATAAAGGGTATAGATTAGAGGTAGGGCCATACCCACCGTCAGCTAGAGAGGGTCGTTATTTGGTATTTTTTAGAGACGGAAGAATTATATGGTATAACGGAAATAATTTTGATAGTTATGTTGGAAGTTGGGATAGTACAACATTGGTATTTGGTTTAGTAAAATCAAAAACCGGTACAATAACGTTAAAAACTGCGTTAAATTATCCAGTAAAACATTTTGCGACAACTAGTAGTGTTTACTATACGGTAAAACAAAATGACACACTATCAAAAATTGCGGCAAACTACGATAAGTCTGTAACACCACAATCAATTATGAAATTAAATGGGTTAAAAACAACTGCATTAAAACTAGGTCAAAAATTAAGGATAAAATAAATTTACTATTTTTTGAAAATTTGGACTTTAAATAATATTTATTTGTGTATATGAAAAAAATTATAAGATTAACTGAATCTGATTTAACAAGAATTATTAGACGGGTAATTAACGAAACAACAAGTGGTGCGGAAGCACAACAAAAAATTACAACACTTAGAAGTGCTGCTAAAGGAGAAGCAAAAATGAGTCCTTGTTGGACAAAAGGTATGTGTCCAAGAACAGAAGCAGGAAAAATTTATAGAAATGAGTGTGAGGTTTGTGCTGGTCCTATTGCTGGTATCTTAATACCAACTATTGGTGTTATTGCGGGAGCAATCATTACCACAAAAAATAGGTCGGAACAAAGACAAAGGCAAGAAATGGAACAACAATGGATCACATCAAATCCAGAGCTTGAGGGTAGGTCTTTTACGTATTTTAAAGATGGTAGCGTACAAGCCGTTAAGGAAGGGTTTGCTAATGAAATTATGATATTAGAAAAAGGTGGTACTTGGAAAGAATTAAACGATTATTAAATGAAGAAAAAGTAATTGTTATTTGACATAACGATATTTTTGTTTTATATTTTACATATGTTAAAAAAACAAAAATATTCTTTAAAAGAAATCAAAACAAAGACAACTGATAAGCTGTTCAAAAAGTTAGAAGTCTTATATGAATTATTTAAACGAAATCTAACCTTATATAAAAAATTTAAAGCATTAGAAGACCAAGAATACGTTGAAATGTTTATCAGTATGTTTCGTAGTCCTATCTGGGACGTAACGTTAGCACCCCTATTTAAAAGTGGTTTAAAGTCAACTTGTGTAACCGACACCAAACCTGTTGATGATCATTTTATACAACGTATTAAAGCTGCTAAATTTCTTTTTGAGATTTTTTGTGAAAATCCAAAAACCACCTTTGTTTCATTTTTGAATTTTTTAATAAAGTACGGATCAACAGTAGCGATGACAAAAGAAGAACATACTCTTGTTACAAACGCTGCAAAGAAGAACAAAGAAGCAATGAACTATCAAATATATGAATCTTGTGGTATTGAAATACCTGGACTAAGTGAACTTTTACAATCATTAGAAATAGAATAAATTTAATTTTTTCATTCTATTAGATATTTATAATAAAAGTATCAAAATGAAAAAAGACATTCTTTTATCTGAAAATCAATTAAAAAAATTAATATACAAAATAATTAAAGAAGTTCGCGGTGGTTATGACGATTATAGTGTTATGGCAACTCATGCAGAATCTTCTATGGCACCAATGGCTGCATCTCTTTCGGATCTTACAGGCGCATTGTTAGGTCTTATTCAGTTGGTTGACTTTCTTGACGACCCAATTGGATCTAGTGATTTTTATGAGGCCACTTTTGCGTTTAACGTATTAGTTGATGAGTTTAAAACTGCTAATAAAATTATCTACAAAGATTTTTCTGAAGACGATGTTATTAAAAAAGGTCAAAAATTAATCAAAAAATTAGACACACTCCAAGAAAATTTAAGAAGGGTAGAATCTTTGGGTAGAGATTTTTTTGAATCAAACCAAGATTTTAAAGTTAAGTTTAGGAATTATGTGATTGGTGTTTTTGAAAGTATCAAGGAGTATGACCAAGAATTGGAAAAAACTCATAATATGTTTGGCAAAAGACTTTCTGGTAAAGGTTGGCAAAAAAGTGAAGAATTTTAAATATGAAAATAATAATAACTGAAAACCAACTACAATGGGTGGTTAGGTCAATAAATAAAAAAAGACCAATACAAGAATCAATTTATGATTCTGAAAAAATGTATTCTAAAGAATATATTAATTCTGTAACTAAAACAGCACCCAAATACGTCAAAAAATTAATTAAAAATTTATCAGAATATGATTGTCCAAATCGTCCCGGAGTCTGTGTAAAAATTCCAGAAATGATTTTTCAATATATAAAAGGTAATTTTTAATTTATTGGTATATTTATATATAAATAATATATTATGAAAACAGTTAGACTAACAGAATCAGATTTAAGAAGAATAATTAATAGAATCTTAAAAGAAGATGAAATTGATTTAACAGCGGATCTTGAGGTTTTTAAAAGCAATAGCGATATCCCTGGATGTGACCCGTCAAGGTTAGATTTCCAACGATGTACAACAGAAGCGTTTAAAAAATTACCAGCGGAAGAATTCCTTGCTTTATTTACAAGACTATCAGATCAGTCAGATACCCCATTAGAAAATCCAATGGAAAAAATGGGTGATATTGCAGAATCTAGAAGAAGATTTAAAAGAAGATAAAAAGTGTTGGTATCAATTGATACCAACAACTTCTAAATCAAAGATTAACTTTTTTCCAGCTAAAGGATGATTTGCGTCTAATACAACGGTTTCATCTTTAACTTCCAAAACATTAAAGTTTACCACACCCATAGGAGTTTCCGCTTGTAAAACGTGGCCAACTTCTACTTCTTGTGGTACTCTGTCTTTTGGTACTTCTTGAACCATACCTTCGTTTACATCACCGTATGCGTCAATAGGATCAATCTCAACCGTTTTTTTGTCACCAACTTGCATTTCTAACAAACCTTGTTCAAAACCACGAATAAGTTGTCCTTGTCCTAATGTAGCAACTAATGGCTCACGTCCTTCAGTCATAGATGAATCAAAAATAGATCCGTCTTCTAATTTTCCTGTGTAATTTACAGTCACAGTACTGCTTTCATTAATTTTTGTCATAACTTTTTTTTATACAAAATTAGAATATTTATTTTAATAAGTCAAATTAAAATGAAAAAAATTATTATCACAGAAAGTCAATTAACATTGCTATTAGAAAATCAAGAATATATTAATTCTTTATTAGATAAAATCAGCGATAAAGGTATTGAGACTTTAACTCCCAGTGAAAAAAAATATTTAGATGGGTTATCTTCACACGAAGGCCATATGGATGATTACAGTGATCCAAATTACGAAGATGATTATGATGAAAGAAGAGGTCAAAAAATAGTTTCATCCGTACCTAATTTATCAAAAATGTATTTTGTTTTTGATTATGAAGAACGTGAAGGTGATGAAATTTTATTATATGGAACAATTTATTTTAATAATAATGAATATAATGGTGTCATCATTACAAATGAAACCGGAACACTAATCAATTTTGATTTTCAAGCTGTTGAACTTGACCACAATGAAACAATGGCGACAAGTTTATTAGATGAACTAGAAGGTCTTGAATATGAATTAATGGTTTTTTTAGAAAATGATGTTATTTCGTCTTTAATGTAAAATGATTAAATTTTTAAAATACTTAATTGTTCAGTTAATGAGTAAATACGGTTCTTTTATGTGGTTTGGGACTCACGTATCTATGACTCAAACTGACTGGCATTGGTTACTTGAAACTTTTTTATGTATTTTTATTAATTTTTTAATAATTTTTTCATTATATTTGCAATACAAAGAAGAACAAAATGAAAAATTACGAAAAACTGATAATACCTAAAGATTCTACTTGGAGCAGAGACGTTCTATGGAGAAGTTTACACTGGAGAATAAGATACTTTATAACCGGAGTTAAAAACATATTCAGATGGGCACCAACTTTATATAAAGATAAAGATTGGGACTCTTGGTACATCTATAATATTTTACAAAAAAAGATAGAATATCAAAGACAAGAAATCATCAACGCAAATCGTCACACTGATATAGATAGAGATAATCGTGATATGACAATCGCTCTTAATTTACTTGAAAGAGTAAAAGAAGATTACTATGGTATCGAGCATATTGATTACAGTAAAACTGAATTTGATTTTATTCCTGTTGAGGGTAACTCAAATTTAAAGGAAATGAAAATAACGGTTTTAAGTGAGAACTATGATGAGTTTTTAAAAAAATACCCGTCAAGTGTTAGAAAAGTATTAAAAGAAAAAGATAACGATTTAGAGAAAGACGTTCTTTGTGTTTATGTTGCAAAACATAACCAAGAAAAGGCTAGAAAATTATTATTTAAGTTATTAGAACAAAAAATTGAAAGATGGTGGGATTGATCGTATTTAAAGTAAAAGATAAAGAAACATATAACCACTTACATACAGTTTTGACTGGTTGGTGTTTTTTTAGAAATGAAGGTGATGATTATTATATTAAAGCACCTAAAAATAAATCCATTGAAACTCTAATTGAAGTTGGCTCTATTTTTGAGTTAGATCAAAAGACGACTGAATAATAATATCTTTTTTGTCCCCAATCACATTCCAGGCTCTTTGTACTAACATTTCTAACGCGTCTGGATATAGTAATTCTAAATTTTCTGGTTGACCGACATAAAGGGTAATATTGATTAAATATGATTTTTTACTTCTGATATAAGTAAGGTTACTAATCGTTACGTAACTCTTCTCTCCAAAATATTCCACTAGTTGTTTACTCAATTGTTTATCAAAAAATAGTTGTAAAAATTTTTTAAACCTCATATAATAAATTATAACCAGTAAATGTTCATTTGACAAGACATTTTGTGTCTTATCTCATCATTTATTAATATTTATTATATATGAAATTTATACTTCTAATATTATTTTGTTTTAAACTTATTTTAAGTGTTGGTCAATGTAATGGTGTACAATCATTTACGTTAACACCAGCACCAGTTGGTGGAACATATTTACCCGGACAAACCGTTACAATGTGTTATACTATGAATGGTTATACACAAGCCGGTACTAACTGGATTGAGGGATTTGACTTGACTCTTGGTGGTGGTTGGGCATCTGTCACCCCACAAACGGCACCAGCAAACTGTGGTGGCGCCGCGACTGGTGGACAATGGGTGTGGAAAACGTCTGTAACATCAACAACAACACCAATTGTAACGGTTGGTCCTGGTTATTTCTTTGATTTAACAGTTGATAGCAACCCAGGTAATGACTTTGGTGACGCCGGATCGTGTGTTTGGACGTTTTGTGTTACTTTAACTGTCACAAACGTATGTACACCACAAAGTTTATTAATACAAGTCACCCCAGGATCAGACGGAATGTGGGGTAGTTACACAAGTACGACTTGTGATATAGCAACGCCATTTAATGTTTTTAATGGAACAATAAACATAACCCTACCAATAGTAGGACCAATAAACCATAACTAAATTACTATGAAAAAATTATTATTTTCCCTTATGATGTTGATAACTGGAGCAGTGTCAGCACAATCAACAGTAAACCCAGACACAGTTTGCTACCAAACTAACGGATCAACATATACTGTACCCTCTTTAGGTGCTGGTTATATCTATACCTGGACCGTTTCAACACCCGGAACACTAACATCTGGACAAGGTACTAACACAATCAACGTAAACTGGTCTGCAGCGGCGCCAGGATTGATAAATAACGCCATTTCTGTCGTTGCAACAAACGCAAGTGGATGTCAAAGCACACCAGTTACATTAAATGTCTTTATTTTACAAGTAATACCAACTATTACAGCTCTAGGACCTTATTGTTCAACAGATCCTTGTGTTAATTTAGTAGGAACACCAATTGGAGGTACTTGGTCTGGTACTGGCGTTGTAGGTAATCAGTTCTGTCCAAATCAAGCGAGTACTGGATCTAATACAATAACATATACTGTAACACAAGGTGGATGTACGTTTTCAACCACTAGTACTGTAACTGTTAACGCTCAACCAGTATTATCTCCTATCCAACACAATTAATGAGGTATATTTTACTAATATTATTCATTTTTTATGGGTTTATATCCCTTACACAACAATTTATTGAGTTATGTGAGGGATATACACCTACTTATACCTATTTTTCAACAACAAATGACCCTGGAGACAATGAATGGGTGTTAAATGGTCAGTATTTTTATGTAGAACAACTAGAAATTACGTGGGATACACCAGGAAATTACGAAATTAGTCTAATTAGGTATTCAGATGGTTGTCCATCACCTAAAATGACCTATAATGTGACCATAACCCAGTGTCCGGAGCTCATTTATTGGATTCCAAACACATTTACACCCAATAATGATGAGTTTAACACCATTTGGGGGCCTGTTTTTACGTCTGGTTATGATGTAAATGGGTTTGAATTACTTGTTTTTAACCGTTGGGGTAACATTGTATGGGAATCTAACGACCCAAATGGCCGTTGGGATGGTACATATAACAATAAAATGTGTTTAGATGGTGTTTATACGTGGAAAATCAACTTTGGAATCAAAAATACGGACGAAAGGAAGGAAATACACGGTTTTGTGACTATAATTAGGTG